CGAGTATCAAAACTCGTAAATCACAAAAGTCCCTGTGAAGAGAGCTCTTGCGATATGTGGCTTAGTTGCCGTTGCATCTTTGAGTTATAATAACTCAATAACCTCTCTCAGAGATAGCACGCTCTTAATAAGGGGGTAGACTACAGAACACCGATCTCGGAACCTCTGCATGATTAAATTAATCATGTAGGTCACCGATCACGGGTTTGAAAGTGTATATGTAAAAAGTATACATTGTGTCTAACGTCCCCTAAGTTACGTACTGTAATCGATTATACCCTTGACTGGTTAAGTCAAGTAATGTCGTGGATAGGATTAATTTCCTAGATCAGCGACTATGGTATAATCCAATTACTCTCTCTCCCCCGGGCAATCCGAAGGTTCAGCCGCTTAACTGCGGTTGGGCTGAAGCATCTGTGTCAGTTGGACACGAGTAGCAGGCCAAGAGGTATCCTCTTGACGTACCATCTCTTTCGAGAAATGATATGTTAAGGCTACAGCCTTATGATCTGTAAAACAGAATAAGGCGTGTAGGACTCAGCATGGACATTCATGTATCCTATGGACCAAGATGGGAGGTAAAGCGCCTCTTTAGTTAGGTAGGTAAAAGATAACCTAGCGCTTTGTTTCGTCTCGCGGCATATGCCGTGACGGAGACAAGCACAGTCTCGCTTTGCCACTCATCGGGGTGGCCCCGTCGTATATATACGGCGACTTGTATCTTATTAGATACAGCAAACTTCTTCTCTGTTGTTTAGCAGAGTTCCCATTCGGGGGTTGCCTTTAGCTTCTAGGGGTTTTGACGCCCTAGGAGGAACTAAGAAGTATCGAGCGGTTAGACCGTTCATAAACATAAAACAAAATAATATGTATATGAAAACACGATTAAACGCTTTAACAAAGTACTTTGGTACAATGTATAAGCGCTTACACGCGTCTCGAAACTGGCAACACGCCTTAACAGGCGAAAGAAGTATGATTGGTTATCTAAATAGATTACCAATCTTACTTCTAGGAAGTTCTGGTCGCTCATGGATTTTAGCTATAATTAGGTTTTCCCGCATTGCATTTAAAACTTCATCCCATGAAGGTATTAGAGGTCTGGCTATCTTGTTGAAAACTTGTCATACTATGATGATCAAGTCAAAGGCAGGACGCCCGATTGTTGGTACCCAGTCGTCTCTAGGACGACGCGTGGGATCTACCGGAAGAGGTCTACCGAGGTTAATACCCTCAGTTCATCGTAAGATGATCCTCCGTGGTAATAATAAAGTGTTTATCTTCTGGTTATCACTATTTTCTATTTATAGAATTTGTGATTACCGAGGGAAGATAAACATCCGAACAATTACTGCGCCTGGACCCAAGATAAACTTGAAACCTTATGTCGAATTTGTTTCGATTTTCTTCATTCGAAGCCACCTTCCGGTGGCTAAGATAGAGGGATGGGCACCAAAGCTTATTACTAAGTCTGGACCCGGAGTTGTATCTGCCCCTAACAAGGGGTCTAAAAAGATTATGCCTATCGTAAACATGTACGATACTACAGCAGCGATGCTGGTACAGGCCATCCAACTTGTAAAGAATCCTAGATTCAGTGAGCTATTCCTTTCATTTAAGGAGTTCGCTTTTGTCACTGGGCAAGAAAGCCTAGTTACTCAAATCACTAAGTTGGCTGATCAGGCAAAACAGATACCAGAAGTTTACCAGAGAACGATCTCTAAACCAGGTCGTTCTGGTTACAAGAAAATTACCGTTAAAAGGGTAATTAACTTTTTACCGTTCTACCTTGGACGCTTAGGAGCCAAGGAGGAACCTGGAAAAGTGAGAATCTTCGCGATGGTGGATTGGTGAACCCAAATGGTTCTACGACCTGTTCATCTGATGCTCTTTGGGCTTCTGAAAAGAATACCTCAAGATGCAACATTTGACCAGGACAAAGGAGTCCAGATGGGTGTCGACTTACTAAAAAGTAGGAAGATAGCGTTCAGTTATGACCTTACGGCCGCAACTGATCGACTGCCAATCTCAATTCAAGCGCTCTTAATAGAGCACTTGATTCCGCGAGCTAGTGCTTCATGAGTGAAGCTACTAGTGGGTCGGGAGTACCAGACTCCCTTAGCCTATAGAAAACTCGGAATGAAAATTCCGAGATCTGTACGCTATGCCGTGGGGCAACCCATGGGAGCATTGTCAAGTTGAGCAATGCTTGCCCTGACTCATCACTTTATTGTGCAATATGCGGCATGGAAAGAGGGGTGACCGAGATGGTTCAGTGACTATCTTGTGCTAGGAGACGACATTGTTATATTTAATAGCAAAGTCGCTCGACGGTACCTGGTAGTTATGAAGGACCTTGGTGTTAAGATTAATCTGATCAAATCGGTGGTGTCAAAAGACACATTCGAATTTGCAAAGAGAATCATACACAAGGATTCAAACCTTTCTCCTGCATCATTCACCGAAATGGATGTTGCAAGTCTCTCATTGGAGGGAGCATTGTTACTTTTTAATAAGTTCAATGTCGAGTGATCTATCGCGGCGTTTGTTAAGTATCGCGGATACGGATATAAAGCTTTAAGTCAACTTCATCATGACCTGGGAAATTTACCCATGCATCTGAAGAATCTTTTAATCTTTTTACGTATACCGGGTCTTAGTAAAAACTCGTTCGAAACCTGGTGGGACTGATTGATGATGAAATCATTACATACAATCGGAGACCCTCGGATTGATGAAATTCAATCCATGATGGACAAATTGTTACTTTTATTCAAAGGAACATACCCTGAACACGTTCGCGGCGATCCTATATTCGAGGTCTTTAATAAAGACACCGAAGGGGCCGTCTGGAGCTACATTAACAAATGTTATGTAGTCTCACGACGTGAAGGGGGAACAATTTGATCAAAAACAGGAATCGCACAGCTGCCAAACTGACGCGCGGAAGAACTCGAGCTCATGCTAGGTGACCTAACACGACCAATTGAGATTGACTGGGAAGCATATACAAAACTTGTAATTGCCGAACGTGTCGAACTTGAAAAGTTTGTGGAAACAGTTACAATGGAGCGAACATGGGTTGAAAAATTCATGCTTAACTTCATTGAATGAGACTCGAAAGCCTCTCTGGATCCGACGACACTAGACTTCAACACAAACAAGAATCTATTTGTCCCAAGGAGCAGGATAGGACGCTGATTGAAATGACACTCAGCTATCCGCACAAAAGCGTAATCCTATGGTATTAAGATAGGATAAACGCTTTCAGTTTACAGTCCCCTATTTACATGAAACCTAACTCAATGTACTATATCTTGAGTAATTAATCCATGTGTATACTACGAATTAACAAATGGCGAGGTAATAAATTTACCTATGTCGAATACTGATTAGTATGTACTACACTAAAGGTTAATTATCCTTAGTGTTCTTTTGATTCGATAAATTCTGAAATGGATTACAATCGAAATGATCTAGAACATTTGCTCTTACGAGTCAAAGCCGGTAAACGTTCAGGACACTTAATAAACTATTAAGTGATCTTTTGTTATTGAACTAACAATTCTCTAATTCAAGGTCTGAAGCTATGCTTAAAACAATGATTGGTAAGAGAACTATATAGATGATTGGGTTAAGTCGAAAGACTTCGACTAGCTAGTCCATGAGGCGCTGCTAAACAGCGTACTAGAACTTCCGAAGGGTCGCATTAGGCTCAGCATAGACATTTATGTCCTAATGATAGGCAGTTTCTTACTGCTGAAGCACTGGATTTACTGGGTACAACACGAGTGAAACGGATATCCCCTTAAGCAAGGGTGATAGGGTTTATATAACCTTTCCGCATTGTAACAACTGTAAAGTACCAGTATAGCTAGTAAGTGACTGAAAAAGGGAATTCCTCCTTCTTACGCTACCAGAGAATGGTATAAAGTTTGCACAAAACCTTAATAGGAATTATACATCCTTCATTCTACTGCACTGTTTCCGTAAACAAGAAATACTACTAGAATGTAGCAGACTTCCTGGTTTGGAGAACAAGCTTAACGGTTGGCCGTCTGGCCAAGTATTGATTCATCTGTGATGTTGTGAGTTCGGTTTACCGTTCCATAAGAAAGGCACCAGCCCTTTGCATTTGCAAGAGCCCTCGCGGGTAATCCAGAGTCAATACCGTCAGAGCATGGTATAACAAACCTTTCCGATATATTTCTGTGACGAGATTGTTATTCAATCTTGTATCCAGTGTATCGGTTAGTTATAAAAGACCATGTTAATCTCCATTAAATCGCGTATAGTCAGTTAACTGCTGAGTGCGATTGCACTCAGTACGTCCATGCAGACCTGTCAGAATTTAAACGCATCTAAGCGCCATGGCTCCCGATAAGCTAG